CCATTTAAGAATCTTCAGATCTTGGCAGGCTTGGTTGCGTCCAGCCTTGCCGCCGGACGTGCGGGGAAGGCTTTGGCGCCATCGCAAATAAATCTCACAATCATTTGCAGAAAACGCTTGCAGGGTTATTTTTTTTTCGATAATAAATCGCAAAAGATGACGCCAGCAATTTCTGTAATAAACTTTTGTCAGAGGGCAAACGGGGTGATTTTCAATCAAATCATCAACCCAGTCGTGGCCACAATCTTTTCGCTTTTCGTTAACGCCAAGTCGGGCTGCGTCAGCCGTTGCCTTTGCGCGATGCAGAGTATTGTCGATTCGGTAGCGGGTGCTTTTGCTACGCCACTTGCCTGTTGGATCTTTGAACCGAATAAAGAACCAAGGACTCCCCTTTTTAATGTAGGAATAAGCCAAGGTGATAACGGTAACATTTACTTAGTTTGACGCAATAATATACTATGACCCCCCAAAGCATAATAGATCAAATCAAATCAGGTAATTGTACCGTGGGTTCAAATCCCACCCCGTCCGAGTCTTATCACTACAACGACTTACGCCGAAACGGTAACACGGCAGTAATAACTGAGCCTAAAAAGAAGCACTACCAGCAACATTCTCTTTTAATCCGCGGCGGGTACGAGCCTGAGCCTGCGTATCACCCAAACCCTGCGGTTGCTCGCATGTGGAGCGCCCAACGATGATTTCTTGGGAGCTAATGCGGGATCTGTCGCAACTGTCCGGCTTTATCGTTGGCTGGGCCTTGTTTGTCGGAGCCGGAATCGGCGGCCTTGTGGTTTGTCTGCTCACTCTCTGCTGGGTGATCGACGTAGTTAAAAAACATCTAAAGGAGTGGCTGTGATTCGCGACCTAGAAAAAGAGGGCGTGTTGCCAGCTGCCGCCAGCCAGAGCTACGGGTCAGCTCAGCTCTCCCAAACCACTGCTCTGATCGATCTACAGGTTAAGCACCGCGATCTCCGCAATCGCTTGGATCGCATAGAGGAGATTCTTGAAAGCCTCTTAAAGAAAAGCGGGGTGCAATCGTGAGCGCCTTAGCCGGAAAGTTTCTTCTTATGTGGAAAGCCCTTGGTGGGCCAGAGCTGGTTGCAGAGTACAAATTTCATCCGACTCGAAAATGGCGTTTTGATTTTGCTTTACCTGCCTTCAAGTTGGCCATCGAAATTGATGGCGGCGCATTCCTTCGACTTGGCGGCCGTCACGGTCGTGGGATGGGGATGGTTAAGGATTGCGAGAAATATAGGGCAGCGGCCGATCTTGGGTGGAAGGTCTGGCGATTCTCAGCCAAGTGCATAACTACCGACTTCGTCAAGACGACCATTCAGTCGTTCAAATTAGCGATTAACAGGAGTGCAAAATGATTATCAATCACACGCCCGAGGAAGAGGCCGAAATGGAAAAGGCAGCGTTAAAGGTGCACTACGAATTAGACGAGGCGCAGTCAGCACGCATTGAGGAGGACGAGAGCAGTGAGTGAGTTTCGCCTGATCGAAAACATTGAGGTGATGGCCTGCCGCAATTCAGCCGAGCGAGTGGTGAAAGCGCTTAACCGTGGCGAGGTTGACCAAGCAAAGCAACTGGCTCGCAAGCACGAGATCGCGTGGCACTTAGCCGATCGTGAATTTCAAACCCTAAACCAACCGCACCGAACTAACGATTTTTGCGATGACGAATAGTCAAAGCAAAACCAAGAAACCAAAACAAAGAAAGGAAATCCTAGTATGCCAATAGTAGCAAGCAGAGGGGGAACGTATACGCCAGCCCCCGAAGGATCGCACGACGCAGTATTCTGCGACGTAGAAGATCTTGGCGTCATTGAAACCATGTACGGAAAGAAGCATCAGATTCGCCTGGTGTGGCAAATCGCTGACAAGATGGAGGACGGCCGCCCGTTTACCATCGGCCGGCGTTATGGCTTGAGCCTGCACGAAAAAGCAGCGCTCTTTAAAGACCTAAAGTCTTACGCCAAAAAAGCCCCGCCGCAAAATCTGGATCTGGAAACGCTAATAGGTAAGCCGTGCACGATCCTTGTGGTGCACGTGGAGCGTGACGGGTCTACCTATGCGAACGTGCAGGCAGTACTGCCAGCCGGCGCAAAGAAAGTGACCGTGGATAAGGCGTTCGTGCGGAAAATAAACCGCAACGGCGCAACAACCGCAACCGAGTTAGATCACGACGGCAACCCCGTCCCGTTCTAGCCATTTGGCTGGGGTGGGCAATCCCCACCCTGGCCAGAAAGATTTTATGGAAATCCTAACAATCGTAATTCAAATAATGTTGCCGCTGGTAGCTGTCGCGCTGGGGGTGCAACTCATGCACGCAATCAGAAGGTGGAACTGATGGCGCCGATCATTATCACCGCTAAAACGGAATCGGCGCACTACTACCTAAAGTCGGGCGAGTCTTGCCACGGCGATCTGCGATCTGCCCGCAAGGCGGGGGCGTTTCCGTCGGTTACTACAATCCTCGGAGCGGCTGGCCCTAGTAAACAGGGGCTAATGAATTGGAAAGAGGAGCAGGCGATTCTATCTGCTTTGTCGCTACCAAGGAATAAAGGAGAGGCAGACGGCGACTTCGCCAAGCGGGTTGTATTGGACAGCAGAAAAGAAACTGAGGCCGCAGCTGCCCGCGGTACTCACGTGCATTCCTTGGCTGAAATCATAATTAACGGCGAGGAGCCGGGTGAACTAGTTAAAGGCTACGAGGAGCACTATGCGGGCCTAAAAGAATGGCGTGAATGTTGCGTGACTAAGGTGCATGAAAGCGAGTCCGTCCTAGTTAACGAGGCCGAAGGCTACGCAGGCCGAGTGGATTTGATCGCCGACATCCACGGCGTAATTGAGGTGGTGGATTTTAAGACGCGTAAATTTAAGAACGGCAAGGCGGCAGGCTACGAAACCGATCTGCTTCAGCTCAGTGCCTATGCGTACGCTTTCACGGACGAGGGAATGGCTTGCCGCAACATTCTGATCGATCCAGTCACCGGCCAGTTGCAGGAAATCCGCTACACCGCCGAGCAAGTTGCCCAGGCGTTTGATGCGTTTACGTCTATCTGCAAAGTGTGGCGCTGGCTTAAAAAGTACGACCCGCGTGAGGTGCAGAATGATTGAGGTACTGCCAGAGGAAACCACCCACGACCAGTTGCTTAACCGCGTGCGATCGCTTGCCCGGCAGTTAGCGGAGGCCAAGGCAGCGCTGGCGGCTAGCGAGGCACGCGAGAACGATCTGATCGATCGGATTCGAGGTGGGCTATGAGAGTGGCCGCCTGCATAGCGGCGTTGCTGGGTCTAGCCAACAGCCAAGGCTCTAACGTGATGATCGATCTGCGGCCGCAGCCTAAAAAGATTAAGGTGCGCATCACTGGCTACTGGCCGGGTGAGGATGAGTGGAGCAGTCGTTATCAATCGAGCACCGGCACTCGCCTGCGTGCCGGCCGTCACTGCGCCGTCGATCCGGACATCATCCCGCTGTGGAGCAAGATCCGCATCCTAAACGGTAAGCGGGAGTGGCTGGCCGTCGATACCGGCACGGCGGTTAAGAGCAAGAAGGCCAGCCGAGGCAAGCTACCGGTGGTGGATGTGTTTGCCGCTAGTGAACACCAATTCAAAGCAATGAAGTTGCCCAAAGTGGCGACGGTGGAGGTGAGCAGGTGAAGCATAAGCGTGGCGATACACGGCCTACGTTCCGCCGGCTGGGCGTAATCGTTGGTAAGTTGCGCCGCGATCTGTGCCTGCCCAGCTCTGCCCGATTAGGCGTAGAGCTTGAATGTAGCTACAAAACGATTCAGCGGGACATCGACTTGCTTAGAGATTTCTTTGGCTATCCGCTAGAATATGACGCCCGCAAGTACCACTACAAGCTGGCGGGGCCGCTGCCGAAGGCGGTGCTGTGAGCCTGCAGGATCTCCTAACCATGTTCTCCGGCCGCATCATTGGTACTTACACGCCTGAGCAGTACGCCAACTGCGTGCGAGAGGCCCGCGCCAATCGCATGCGTTGGGGAATGGGGCAGTGGTGAGTGTAAAGCGTTTAACCTGGCAAATAGAAATCCTTGAGCGGGCGAAGAAAAGCCTGATCGACGGCCGCTTAGTCATAGCACGCAGTCGGCTGGATATGGCGCTGCATATCGCCAAGGAGCTGCTGAAGCGGGCGCAGACGTACCAGAAGCGAGACGCGGAGAAGAAAAAATGAGGGCGTTGTCGTGGCTCTTATACTGGTTAGGAGACTTGGTTAGCAGGACGCTCTGCCGCTGGGGCTTGGCTGGATCGCTCTATCAGAAACTGATGCTCTGGTCGGTCGAATGCGACAAGGAATTTAACGTCTGGAAAGAAGTCAAACCGCGAAGGAGAAAACGCAAATGAAAGATCTGGGTAAAATTACTTTTGGCAAATCACGGCCTGCGCCCAAGCAGATTCTGGTCGACGTAACCTATGACGGCAAGACCGCTAAAGCTCTCCACGCATTTGGGCTGAAGCAGCTAAAGAAAGACCCCGAAGCGGTGATCGAGTACGTCATCGTCAAGGCGTTGGAAGGGTTTGCCAAAAAATGATTGCACTACCCCCAGCTACCGAAGCCGTTTACCACAACGGTGCGCCGGAAGGTGAGCGCAACACGCAACTGTTCCGCATGGCGCTGCAATTCCGCGATCAGGGGTTGTCGCAGTTTGATGCGGAGTCAGAGGCAGAGATCTGGGGCTTTAAGAATGGGCTAACGCAGAATGAATGCGTAGCAGCTGTAAAATCCGCTTACAGCAAGCCAGCCAGGGAGGCGTGGCGGCCTAAAGCCAAGTATGCCTATCAGAACGGGGCGATCGTGCGTGAGGATCTGCCTGTGCCACCAATGCCGATCAGCGTGGAGAGCGGGCCGGTCGACAAGTTTTTAACCACCTGCTTCGACGTGGGTGATAGCATCAACATATGCCGATCGATTAAGGACGGCGACCGCGAGCGGCCGGACGGTGCGGGCGAAACTCGCACCCGCGAGGAATGGCTCGAGCTGTTTAAAGGCGACGGGTTGGCAACGTGGCAAGGCGATGCAGTGGGCGTCTACGTGTCGATTAACGCGAACAACGGTAAGAACCGAAAAGCCGAATCGATTACCAAGTTTCGCCACTGCTTAATCGAGTTTGATGAAAGCACGCTGCAAGAGCAGTGGGCCATTATTAAGCGCAGCGGGTTGCCTACTTCGTCGATCATTAAGAGCGGTGCTCGGAGCCTGCATGCGTGGGTGGACGTAAGGGCGGCCAATGCCAAGGAGTTTGCCGAGCGTGTAGATTTTATTTACAAGCACCTCGAGCACTCGAAGCCTGACTCTGCCAACAAGGACGCTGGCCGGTTGTCCCGGTTGCCAGGGGCCATGCGTACCGCCACCGGCCAGCAGCAGGAGTTGGTCGAGTGTGGAGCACCAACGCTGACTTACATCGAATGGCAAGAGCGCACGATGTATGGCGATCTGCCTGAGCCGTACAAGTGGGAGGATTTGGTAAATTTCAAAGAGGATTGCGACCCGACGCAGTTGTTAGGTAAGCGGTGGATTTGCCGGGGTGGATCGGCGCTGTGGGTGGGTAGTAGCGGGCTAGGCAAGTCAGTGCTGTGCTTACAAGCGGCGATCACGTGGGCATGCGGGCGTGATCTGTTTGGCATATCGCCACATGGCAAGCCGCTGAAGTCGCTGATCGTCCAAGCTGAGAACGATGAGGGCGACGTGGCAGAGGCGCTACAGGGTATTCTCAAGGCGTTAGACTTAACGCCAGAGGAGTTGCAGATGGTTAAAGAAAACATAGTCATCGTGCGTGATTGCACCTCTACTGGTGAACGGTTTGTGGATCGTATGCGTAGGCTAGTCGAAAAGCATAAACCGCACTTAGCCTGGGTAGATCCGTTGCTGGCGTTTATCGGTGGCGATCTATCCAGCCAGGAGACGGCTGGCGGGTTCCTTCGCAATTTGCTAAACCCCTTGGCACTAGCCGGTGGCTTTGCGTGGATGTTGGTGCACCACACGCCTAAGCCGACTCGGGACGGGAGTGGCTATCAGGGCCACGACAAAGCCTACAGCGGATTCGGATCGTCGGAGCTGACGAACTGGGCGCGGAGCGTATTAACCCTAGCGCCTTGCGGCCAGGATGAGGAAGGCACGTACACCTACAAGTTGGAGGTGACCAAGCGCGGGAAGCGGTCTGGGTTGCGTCCTAACCGCACTGCGAGCGATTTTATAGCGTCTAATGTTCAGCCGTGTGTCCACTTAAAGCATTCGCAAGTAGGGCTGGCGTGGATTGAGTCAAGCGCACCTGAAAAGACCGTGGGCCGTAAAGCCAGTGCGATCGATTGGGGCAAGCTACCCGAAGGGGCTAAATATAGCCAAGTGGTAGCTTATGTGCAGAAGGTGACCGGGCTACAGGAACGGCAGGCTAAGTCCCGCATTAAGCAGGCTAAGGACGACGGATTTATTGAGGAATCGAGCGATGGTTTATTCAGCAAAAAGGTGACAAATGAACCCTTTTAAATTTAGTGCAGTAACCCTTATTGCACTAGTGCAGTATTGGGGAGCATGTAGGTGCAGTAATAATAGGCCTATAGGCCTAATTATTGCACTAATGCAGACGGCTAAAACATTACTGCACCAAGCGTGGGAAAACGGAGTAGTAGTTTAATATGATAGATCAAGAAGCAATCGAACGTATTCCAGCGGTAATCCCTCACCCTTCTATGATCATCGATAGCCTGCAAGATCTGGTTTGGGAGTCGTGTAGCGATCTGAAGATCACGGTCACCACGTCATCGGTTGCGACTATGACTAAGGTGATAGAGCATCTTTTCCAGCATTCGGCGGATCATCCTGCCATGGCTAACCGCACCGATACCCTTAGCCATGCCGTGCTGAACATATCGCTTAACCGATCGCCCGAATCGATGACGGCCGTGGCTAAGCGATTCAATCTAACTAAGCAGGCGGTCAGCAAGAAGGTGACTGAGATACACGATCGGTTGGGCATACGTGCACGATCACAGAAAAGCGAGAAGGCCCGTGAGTCTTACCGCAAGCGAGCATACCGCGTACACGCCAAGCGGCGGCGTGAGGCGCCTAAGTTTAATAACGCCGCATTAATGAAAGGCATGAAAAAATGAAGCTAAAACCAGTAATAGAAAAACTAAACAACACACGCGACAAGGCGTTGGAGCTGATCGGCAAGACCATCGGCTTAGCGTCTGATGCGGGTGTAATTATCCAGCAGGCAAGAGCAGATGGCCAAGACATTGTGGCCATCTGTGAGGAAGCAGGGATCACTGAGGAGGTGGGCAAGCGATATGAGAAAGTCGCTGCTGCACAACACAAGCTAGCCAATGGCGACGCTGACCCTGGACTGATGCGCCAAACATATTTGCGTATCGGATTCCTCCCCGACCCCATCACGATGAGTGAGCCAAGTGAACCCAAGCACTTCCTCTTTCCAATCATGCAAGCACGGCAATGGTTGGCATCGAGAGGCGTGAAATTTATTTCACAGGACAAGGGATTGCGTGCGCAATTTCTTGCCGAGGCCGAGCCAATCGTTAAGACCTACAACGAATTAAAGGATAGCGCCTAGGGGCTATCGCTAACGAGATATGACAAAATGGCTAAGGAATCTTTTAATTTTGCGTTACAAGCCGCGATGGCAAAGACCAGATC